ATAATCAGATAGAAGCTCTCCAAGAAGAATTAGATAGTATTGAAGTTGATACTGAACCAACCGAAGATATGATTGAGAATAAAGTTGCGGAACTTGTTAGAGACGTAAGAAGAGACCCATTAGATTATCTTAAAAACTATGGGTTATCTATTAAAGAATATATTGATGAAGATGCTTTAGCTCAAGGGTTAGTTGACTCTGATGGTTGGGGTGTTATGAATGGATATGACGGTCAATATGATAGTGAAGAAGTTAATGGTATTACGTATTATATAATGAGGATTCAATAAAACTATTCCTTTTTTCAATATTTTCCCGTATATTTGAAATAATACAATATGGAAATGAGACAGAAAAATAAGAATAATTTTATAATGGATACTGATTGGTTGTTTGACGGCATTTTAGATGCGGAACAAAAACAATATGTATTATTAGATTACTTCCAAAAGATGAATAAACATCTTGAAAGAATGGAAGTCTACCCAATGTTTATTGAACTTTCATTACATTTGGGTAACATACAAACCTTACTAACCCAAAACAAAATCTTATATGTAGATAAAAAATTAACATCTACTGATGATGAATTGGTGTTAAATGATTTAAAGGTTAGGGACATCCCGGTGCTTGACGACGAAGAAGTGATTGAATATCAAAAAATATTAAAAAATAGTCAACCACAACTACACGACTACTTCAACTTTGCAAAATCAATATGGAGTATTGTTTACGATTCCATCGATGTTGTTGTGAAAAAAAACAAAAATAATTTACAAAGTAAATCAGGGTTTTTTTCTTATAAAACACCGGAAATATTATACGTTTGGCAATACACCACAAGAAAAGTGTATAAAACTAAAAACCAAACAAAAACATCTTTAAAATTAATTTTTAAAGGTCAACAAGATAATTTGACTATCCCGGAAATTATCTCTACTTTTTCAAAAACATATGAGAAAAACAATGAAGTTGGTTATCCAATCTTTGAGGTGTTTTGTAATGATATATTTCCGTTAGAGCAAACTTTAGTTCCAATCTTTAAAAGAAAAATATTATCGTATGTTAACCAAAACGTTACTATAACAAGAAAATTAATATCATAATGGACAAAAAACAGATTAAATCGTTAATGGATAAGTTAAGACAACCAATCCATATTAATTACATCTCAAAGTATATTTTAAAACTTGATAAGGATGAAACAAAAAAACAATTAGATATTTTAATATCTGAAGGTTATGTCAAAGAAAGTAACATAGCTGATGGATACTATGTTGTTGTCTAAAAAAACATATTATATAGGTGTTGGTTGTAGTCAAACTGTGATTAAAGGTTTTAATCAATCAATATTGTATAGTAAATCACCATCAGGTTGGTCACTCAGACTTAATAACGGGATTGGTGTTAATGTTACAACAAAACCATTATTCTCAGTTAGAAATGGGTATGTAAAAAGTATTAAATTAGGGAAATATTATATAGTAAAATTATGATTCATAAAGTAAGTAAAGCATTTGAAGCAATCGAACCATTAAAGGAAAATAGGTTCGTGATTAATGTTAATGAAGAAGTTAACATTCCAGAATATTTGTTTCGTAAATTTCATATTGAAAATGTTGGTGAAGATTTTATTTTCACAACAGAAATTTATCAAACTGTAAAATATACATTTAACCCTGCGGATTTAACAAAAATTACGACTATTGTTCTTAAATTTTTAGGACCGGTTGGTGATTTAGTTGGAGGATTACATATGTTAGTTAAAGGTTCTAATATGGAAATGGTTGGTGATTGGGGTAGTGATGAATTACTAATTGTTAAATTTAGATTTGTAATTAAACCTGAAGATATTAATTTATTGTGTGGTGATATTAAAAAAGAAGAAGATGGAAAATAATAAAGAAATGGTTAATCACCCTAGTCATTACGGGGGAAAAGATAATGTTTATGAAGTTGTAAAAGTATGTGAAGCTTGGGGTCTTGATAAAGACGCTTATATCTTCAACGTAGTTAAGTATGTTGCAAGAGCGGGTAAGAAAGACACAGATAAAGAACTTCAGGATATGAAAAAAGCGTTGTGGTATTTGAATCGTAAAATTGAAAGATTAGAAAATGGAAGTTAATAAAGAGTATTTAGAAATTTTATTAGGAAAAGAAATTTTAGATTTCAAAGTGGGGGTTACTAAAAATGGAATTACTGAGGTTAAAGTTATTCCTAAATCACAGGTTCAAGAGATTGAAGTGACACTTTATGTTAATAAAGAAAGAATAGATGAGAATGTTAGTTAATATTGACGAATATGCCGAAGGTGCAGTTCTATTAGACGGATTAGAAAGTGCAATCGTTGGGATTGTTGAAGACTTTGGTTCTCCGGGAAGAAAGATGTTATATTCAAAACAAAGAATATTAAATATCCTACAAGAAAGAGACCTAATGACGATGAGTGAGGCTGAAGAGTTTTACGATTATAACATAATAGGTTTGTATGCGGGTGAACAGAACCCAATTTTTTTAGATTTAGAAATAACGCCAATTAAAAAAGAAGATGGTTGGGAATACCAATTAACAGAATAATATGATAGAAACAGGAAAGATTATAAATGGTGATTGTGTTGAGGTAATGAAAAGTTTACCTGAAGGTTGTATCGATATGGTGGTTACTAGTCCCCCATATTCTGCGGGGATTAAATATGATGTGTATGATGATAATACACCAATGGATGAATATTGGGAATTTACTAAAAAATGGTTGTCAGGTGTTTACAGAGTATTAAAAGATGACGGAAGAGTTGCTATTAATGTTCCAATAGAAATGAACGTTCAAGAAAGAGGTGGAAGAATATTATTTAACGCAGAGTTTTGGATGGTGATGAAAGAAGTTGGATTCAAATTTTTTGGGATGATTGATTTGACTGAGGATTCTCCCCATCGAGTTAGACAAACAGCTTGGGGTAGTTGGATGAGTAATAGTCAGCCTTACATTTATAATCCAAAAGAGTGTGTGATATTGGCTTATAAAAATTCACCTAAGAAATTAACCAAAGGGGAATCTCAGTGGATGGGAACTCCAACCGAAATTACTGATGAAAATGGTAAAGTCAGAACCAAAATGGTTTATAAAGATGAAGACAAGAAAGAGTTTATGAACTTGGTGTTTGGACGATGGGAATACTTTGCTGATACTAAATCATTAACAAAGGCCACATTCTCTATGGACATCCCGGTTAAAGCCATCAAGATATTATCATATAAGAACGATATAGTTCTTGACCCATTTATGGGAAGTGGAACATCAGCGGTTGCTGCTGAAACATTAGGGAGACGATGGTTGGGAATTGAGTTATCACCAAACTATACCGATATAGCAAGAAAACGAGTGAATGCGTTTATTGAGGACCGGAAACAATTAGAGTTAGAATTAAAAGAGGTGTAACATCCTCTTTTTTTATTTCCCGGATATTTATAAATAAAAATACAATTATGGCAAAAAGATTTATAATTTCAGAAGAAGAAAGAAGTGACATTCGTTCAAGATATGGGTTAGTTAATGAACAAGATAACTATGAAAATCATACCTTTATTAAAGGTATCCAACGATTTTTAAATGAAAAAATTAGAGCGGGGTTAAAAGTTGACGGGTTGTCTGATAATAATTTAAAATCTGAAACCGCAAAAGCAATTGCAAAATATCAATCAAAAATAGGTGTTTATCCTACCGATGGTGTTTGGGGAAAAAAGACTTGGTCTAAAATGTCACCAAAAGATAAACAAAGATGTGAAGATTTAGTTGCTGAAGAAGGTGGTATTATTGATGAATTTATCAATTGGATGGGTAAAATGTTTAGTTAATGAAAAAACTTATAAAAGAAAGTGGGGTAAGAGATATTAATGCTCTTGCAAAACGATATCCCAAAGCTGAAATATATTTTCATCAAGATTTAGATGGTGTGACAACTGCGATTGCTATGAAAAAATACCTTGAAAGTAATGGTATTAAAGTGGTTGATGCTCATATCATTCAATATGGTGATAAAGAGTTTGCTGTGAAGAAGAATGATGCAAAAGGTGATGTGATGCCGGTCTTAGTTGATTTTGCTCACGGAAAACCAATGTTTGTTATTCACACGGACCACCACGATAGACAAGCCGGGGCGGAAGATACTAAGTCAACTTCGTTTAGACATTCTCGTTCAAATGTTGAAACAATTTCTCAGGTTGTTTCACCGAAAGAATTGTTTCCATCTTCAGATATATTATTAATCTCTACCGTTGATTCTGCAAACTATGCCTCTAATAACATTTCGGTGGATGAGGTAATATCTTATCTATTCAGATTAGACAAAGAAAAATCATTAGAAAAAAATAAAATGTTAATGGGTTTGGTTGTTAACAAACTATTATTGGCATTTAAAAATAAACCAGAGTTTTTAGAAACGTTGGTTATGGAATGTTCACCATCTTTATTAAACATTCTTCACACAATTAAAAGAATAATGGTTGAGAAGGGTTATGCTAAACCGGAACAACTTGAAAAAAATAAAGATGAGTATGTTAAGTCAATGCAGGACAATCCGAATGTTAAAGTATTGGATAATATAATTGTTCAGTATGGTGGTGGGTCAATGTTTAAGCCAGGTTCTTATGACAGATATACACCATTCAAAAACAATCCGGAGGCTGATTTTATTGTTATTGCTTGGCCTTTAGGGTTAGTTCAAGCGTCTTGTAATCCATTCAAAGGTGAACGTCAATTGAAAGGTGTTAATTTAGGTGAGATAGCTCAAGAAGTTTTATCTAAATGGGAAGACCAATTAAAACAAAGAGAGATACCATTATCAACTATTAAATGGATATCAGAATCTTCAAGAGATTTTAATAAAGAATCAACCGGATTTACATTCAAAGATTTTGTTGCGTTATATGGTAAAGAATATAAAACAATGGAAGATGGTCGTGAAAAATTATATCACATTGGTGAAATGATGGAAAAACCTTTTTCTCAATTACCTGAAAAACATAGAAAAATGTTGGATGACATTAAAGTTAATGCTTGGGACTTTATCCAAGCAAATAGTGGAGGACACAAATGTATTACAAATATATCAGGATTAAATTTTATGGGTAGAAGTACTCGTCCACCAAAAGGAAGTGATGGGTATAATAGAGAATCAGAAGACACTCCTTATATTAAGTTTACTAAAATGATTCAGAATGAGTTTGTAAAATTATTACAGGAGAAGATAAATCAATCGTAGTGAATAACTTTATCACCGGATTTAATACCTAATTTTTTACAGGTTCCACCTTGAAGTTCAAGTATCATATCACCTTCACCACAATAGTTTCTACAATCTTTGGTTTTACAAGGGGGACAGTTGTTGTGAATTTTTGTTATAATGTCATCTTCAATCATAATGATGTCCAATGGTATTATACAATTTTTCATCCAAAAGCAGTGTTGACCTTCGGACATAATAAATAACATACCATTAAAGGTATCATCAAATCTTTTGTTCATCATACCTTGACTAGTGTCTTTGGATGATATAACAGTTTTGACTTTGAATTTATTTTTGTTTATAGTTAATTCCATATACATATAAATACACAAAAAAATATAAAATGAAAAAAGTTAAACGATATTCCGGTGTAATTGTCAAATGTGGTGATGAGGTATTGTTGTGTAAAAGAAACTCAACAGGTAGTTTGCCCGGACAATGGAGTATTCCTTGTGGTCATTTGGAAGACGATGAACATCCGATGGATGGAATTATGCGTGAATTTGAAGAAGAAACAAATTATACATTAGATAATGATTTAAAATTAGTTGGGTTTGTTAAGAGATATAATCGTGATGGTTCGGAGATTAAAGGGTTGATGTATGTGTTTATGATGGAGACGGATGAGAGAATCAATCCGGACTTGGAAAACGCTATCGATGGTGATGAACACTCTATGTGTGGTTACTTTGACCTTGAAAATTTACCATTTGATGATAAAAGTGACCAATTATGTAGATTAATTACGAGAATCTTAAAAAAAGATTGACTTTTCTAATTTTATTGTATATTTATAATCTCATAAGCCAACAGCCCCTTTCTTATGGTTGGACTTTATTTAAAACCCTCAACAGAGTAAATTTTGTTGAGGTTTTTTTTGTTTATATCAAAAATAGTGTTATCTTTGTCGGGAATTTAATTTATAAAATTATGGAAGTATTAGGTATTCTTTTAGGTATTATTTTGGTAATTGTTGTTTTAATTGGTGTTTTTAGTTTTGTCCAAAACAAAAACAGAAAGGCTCGATGTAAAAATTGGAAAGTTGGTGATAAATTATCTTTGATTAGAGGTGATTACCACAGAATTTTAGAACAAAACAATAAAGAATTGGCGACCCTTGAAGGATGGGATTTGGATAATCTTTATATTAATTGTGGTAATAATATGACATATCAAGTTAATTGGGGTGTAATGAATTTTAACAAATCTGCAACTTGGAGAAAAAATTATGAAGATGCTAAGAAAGTAATGGGTTGTGAGCCCGGATTTACTGGTGGTGTTAGTGAAGGTAGTAAATCTACCGGTAAAAAAGTTGATGGTAAACCAATTGATTTAATGAATGAGATTGAGTGTGAGGTGTATTTGAAACAAGCGTTGGAAAACGAAGATTACGATACAGCTGAGTTAATTAAAAAAAGAATGGAAAAATTTAGATAATATGAGAAATTGGGTATTTGTGTTTGTAATAGTTGTTTTTGCGGTTATTATTGGTGTTGTTGGTTATAGAGGGTTTTTGATTGGTGAGATAAAAAAAGGTGGACACCTATATGAAATTACCATTCCGGGTAACAAACGTCAAGAGACAAGTTTCTACACTGATAAGTATGTGGAGAAAGACGGATGTATAACATTCAAAGATGAGTTTGGTAGGTCACATAGAATATGTGGTATGTATAACATTACAGAGTATTAAGATGGTAAAATTAATATACAGATACGATTGGGGTGGAGAACCTTGTGGTGGAACAGAATATGTACCTTTTGAATATAAAGGGAAAGATGAGTTTGTATACGATGTCTTAAAAAGATTCAATAAAAAATACTTCAAAGAACATAATTACGCCGAAATATTGGGACAGTATCTAAATGAGGGTGATATCAATGATATTGAACATAATGTTTTAACATTAGAAGAGTGGTTTAGTAAAAGAAAAGAAATTACATTTGCGTTGTAGAAAAAATACAAAAACTTTGTTATTGTAAAAAATAGTATTATCTTTGTCAAAAATATAACATATGACAACAACAAATTATACAGTTAAAATTGAGAACGAAATGTTCGGGAAACTATTACACGAGACATTCGTGGATGCAACTCAATTCAAGTTATTCTTGAAGATGGTTCAGGGTTGTCTTGAATTGAAAAATGATTTGACTTTCTTCAACGGAAGTGACTTCTTAATTCACGTTCCATTCAAGTATTTGGTTGATTCGGTTATTGTTACATCAACATTTGAGATGACATTGGCTGACCATATGAGAAGTAAAGTAGAGGCGTTAGTAACTAAATAATAATAAGGTATGAGTACAAATTATTTTCGTATACCGAAACAAAAAGTTGTTAGAGAGAAATACCTTGACTTGGTTGAGAAGATAAATGATTTGGACATATGGTGTCCGGAAAACATTTATAATGAATTTAGAACCATTGAAAAAGGTTTTGAAAGATGGTCTCCTTGGGATGAGTTCATTGATGGGTTGAAGATTCATATTGGTAAACGCTCAGGTGGTTGGAAATTCCTATGGAACTTTCAAGATAATAAATTCTACAATAATAAGGAAGAACTATTAAAGTTCATCCGTTCAGGTAGAATTGTTGATGAGTATGGTGAATTACAAGACACCGAAGAGTTCATTAAGATGGCTTTGGAATGGGGACAACCTAATGGTCACGTATATGATAAGAATTATTTGGATGAACAAATTAAGACAACTAATTATAGACCCTTTACAAATATGTCAAAGTATTATGACAAAGAAATAGATGGTCTTAGAGTGGCATCAACAGTTGAGTTTTCCTAGTTCTCACAAAACAGGATGGTGGAGTCGCCGACATTTCAGTCGGCCCTAAAATTAACCCTCACATAAAGTGGGGGTTTTTTGTTTTCTATGATATTTATAAATAAAATATGTATGAAGGATATTATATTAACAGAAAAACAACTTGAAAAGTTGGTTACCAAAATGAAAACCATTAAAGAAGGTGAAGGTAGTGGTTCATATATGGCTCGGCAACAGTTATACGTAATTGCTAAGATGGCTGAAAAAATGTGGGAGAAGATGGAAGAAAACGAATCAGAAACTTTGGACGATTGGATGGAAAGTAAAATAGCTCAAGCGGAACAAAGTATTTCATCAGTAGTTAAAGCATATATGTATGACGAATTGAAAGACGATAAAGAGATTGGTGGGATGAATAAACTAGGGTTTGACGACCTGATAATAGGAAAATAAAATGGCGGAAGACACATTAAAAGATAAATTTATGGACAACATTAAAAAAATGGATTCATCAAAAGAAACCAAAGAAGAAACTAAACCAACTGAAACAAAAACAAATGGTATTGAGTTATATAAATTGGATTCTAAGACAATTCAAATATTAACAGACAGAATTAAGGATGAGTATATTGCTCATTACTATTACAGAGCGGCGGCTAATTGGTGTCAAGATATGAACTATAAAAAAGCTGCAGAGTTTTTCAAAAATGAGGCTGACGATGAATTAACTCACGCTAAAGGTATTCAGGAGTATATGGTGGATTTTAATATCATCCCGGAAATACCACAAGCACCAACATCACATAGTTTTGATAGTTTGGTTGATATTATTTACGGAGCATATAAAATTGAGTTAGCTCTTATGAAAGAATATAACAAAAACTCTCAAGATTTATTTACATCAGACATCACAACATTTGACTTCTTAAAGAAATATAGAAAATTCCAAAAAGGTGCTGTTGTTGAGTATAATGATTTAATAAACGCAATTGATTTGATTGACAAAACAGATAAATTCCAAGTGTTATACTTTGAACAAACTTATTTCTAATATGAAAGATTTAATTAGACGTATATTAAAAGAAGAACAAGAAAATCCTTTGAGTAGAAGGGAGATATCTTTATTCAAATATATTAATGATAACAAACAGGATGCTAAAACCAAAAAAGTTTTAATTAATTTAATTGAGGAGGCTTTGAGGTATTTTGCCTTACCGGTAAGTGACGCTAATATGTATTACGAAATGTATACGGCTAACTTCAGACCGGATGGTGATTATGAAAACATAACAAAAGAGAACTTCAAGGACTACAGACAATTTAAAAAACAAAAAACACCTAATAACTCGGCTTATGAATATGCTTCAGCCAAAGTACCTTTTAAAGGTTCAAATATTGAAGGTGAATGGGATACAAATCGTAAAAACGAATGGTATTATGTTATTAAATCTTATGGATGGTATCCAATCTTTTTATTCATAAATAATCAGTGGTATAGAACTTTAGATACATATTCTAGTACGACAAGAAAACATATGAGTCATTCAAACCCGGTTAGATACAATTCAGGATTACAGGCAAATGTTATAGATGTTTCCCAATATGAAATTGAACGTCTTATGGATGGTACTTATACTTTAAATGACGTTGAAACTCAAAGAGTTAGTGATTTTGTGAGAAATAAAGATAAATTTATTGGTGTTAAAAAATTGATTAGTGGTGGTTATGGTGATACTGCTCATAGGGTTAGTTTTATTATTACAGACATTAATGAAGATGATGGTAAGATTAAAATATTTGTTAAGATTAACAAAGCTGGTAGAATGGAAGGTAGAAAAATGGTTGCTGACCCGGACTATCAAAATAACCCCCAATTAGTGAGTAGTATTGAGAATACAATTAAACAGGATATAATGAGGGATTATCCAAAGTATTTAACAAGTAAGAATACTGAAATAGAAATAATACATTAAAAGAGGAACATTTAGTTCCTTTTTTTTGTTTATATGAAATAAAGTATTATCTTTGTACTATGAATCCATATCCTAAAAGATTACAGTTACTTATTAAAGAAGTTTATAAGGAGTTCCCCCAAATGAGGAGGCACCCGCAATACCGGTTCTTTTATTTACATTATGGATATCCTGAGGTTAGGGAGTATTTTTTTGTTTTAACCGAGAATATTCCGGAATCAGAAAATGATACATTTTTGAGTTTTGTTAATACTACAGCAAGAACTTTTGGGTTTATTGAGGGGGTGCTTATGAAACCGAATCATTTTGAAAAATTTATTATGAAACCTATAACTGAAAGTATAAATGAATTACGTGGTAGTGAGTTCAAAACTTTTGGATATGAGGTGTGGTAATTTGACTTTTGAAAAAAAATAGATTATAATATACAAACAAACAATAAAACAAATTTATGAACCTTAAGAAATCTCTTAAAGAAAAAAACCGATTGGTTAAAGAAATCCAAGAACTTTACGCTAGATTGTCTCAGTACAATTCGGTAGAGGTTGGAAATGTAAGACCATATTCTCCAAAAGAAATGTTGGAGCAGGTTAATCAAAAAAGTAATGAGTTGGTGGAACTTAAAACCAAAATCCACAATGCTAACATTCCGGTGTATGATAAAATATTCAGATTGTCTGAATTAAAATCTACAATTTCAAGATTAAAATCTTTGG